GCGCTGGACTGCTTCCCGGCTTACGAAGATGACTTCATCGACCTGCCGATGCCGCCGGTGGCGACCATCACCAGCGTGAAGTACACGGACACCGCAGGGGTGGAGCAGACCGTTTCCGCGAGCGCCTATGCGCTGAGCCCCTACGGAGAATCGCGCCGGCTGGCCCCGACCTACGGCAACTACTGGCCCGACACGCAGAGCATCCCTGATGCTGTCCGCATCCGGTACGTGACAGGTTACGGCGCTCCTGGCGCGGGTGCTGGATTCGCAGCCTGCCCGAAGACCGCCAAGTCCGCGATCCTGCTGATGGTTGCGTGGCTCTATGAGCACCGCGGCGACGAGATGGCGCCCAACGACATTCAGCCGCCGGCGGCGAAGGCGCTGCTCGGGACGGTGAAGATCTGGGGCCGATGATGCCGATCGGAATGCGCAGGGTCCGCGGGCAGTTGCAAAGCCCGCCCAACACACAGGACGCTCAGGGCCAGCCGAGCGGGTCTTGGACGACCGTGGCGACGATTTACGCCGACGTGCGGCACCTGAACGGGCTGGAGGCGATAAGGGCTGGGGCCGACACGTCCATCGTGCAGACGAGCGTGCGCATTCGCTACCGGACGAATGTGACGGCGGCCATGCGGCTCGCGTTCGGATCGAAGACGCACGAGATCAAGGCTGTGCTGCCCGATGCAAAGAAGCGGTGGCTGGATCTCGCGTGTGAGGTGGTGCAGTGAAACCTAGTCGGATGGCGGGCAATCGCTCTGCGAGGCATGCGGGGCTGCATACCGTCACGATCTACGCGGACATGGACGCCTTCAATTCCATGATTTCAGAGCTGGAGGGAGATGTCGAGCGGGCGATCCGGCCGGCGGCGCAAGCGGCTGCGGAGGTGCTCTATCAGGCTGTGCGCGTGAACGTGGCCGCACTGGGCACGAAGACCGGCAACCTGTACGGATCGATCTACCAAGCGTATTCACCCGAAAAGAGCAGCCAGCAGCGCGCGGAGTATCACGTTTCGTGGAGAACCAGCGGGGCCGGTATCCGTGCGCCTCACGGCCATCTGATCGAGTGGGGGCACTGGAAAAGGTACAAGAGCTACATCGGCAAAGACGGCAATTGGTACACGAACAATAAGGCGCCATTGCCAGAGCCGGTGAGGGTTGCTGGCAAGGCGTTCGTGCGTCGCGCATCGGCGCAGTTTGATGACGCGATGAAAGCCGCAGAGAAGCGGTTTTTCGAGGAACTGAAGCTGTGACCGTCGAAGCCGACATCAAGACCGTGCTGGCGACGTGCTGCGACCGCGTCTTCCCCGACTTCGCGCCTTTCAACACGACGCGACCCTTTGTCTGCTACCAGCAAATCGGTGGGCTTGTCCTCAACCCGCTAGACAGGTCGCTTTCCAACAAGCAGATCGGAGACTTCCAAGTCACGGTGACAGCCACTAGCCGCGCGAGCGCTGCATCCGTCATCGCATCCATTGAGGCCGCCATGCGAGCGGCCGCGCAGTTCGTCGCGAAACCGATTTCGGCCCCGCGTTCCGACTTCGACGCCGAGGTGAAGGTGTTCGAAGCATTGCAGGACTTTCGCGTCATCAGCAATCGATAAGTAATCAGAACAAGTGATTAAGGCCCTTCTGGGCCTTTTTCATTTGCCGCGCCCGACAAGGGCACCCATCAACCGCCCCGCAGGCGGTTTTTTTATGCCCGCGAGGGCGAAAGGAACCAGAAATGGCATATTTTTTCCCTGAGGGGTCGGCCATCTACTTCTCGCAGACCTTCGCGTCCGAGAAGACGATCAGCGTCCTCACCAATGCGAACCCGGCTGTCGCCACGTCGACCTCGCACGGCTACACGGACGGCGACGAAATTCTGCTCACCTCTGGCTGGGAGGATGCGACGGATTCGGTGTACGTGGTGGATGTGTCGGACGCCAACACGTTCGCCATCACCGGCCTGAACGCCACGAACACGAATTTCTATCCATCAGGCGCGGGCACGGGTACGGCGGAGAAGATCAGCTCTTGGGTTTCTATTCCCCAGATTCTGACCGTGAACAGCTCGGGCGGTGATCCGCGCTACACCACGATCTCCCAATTGTCAAAGCGCAATTCTCAGAATATCCCGACCGGCTTCAACGCGACGAACCTCACTTTCGGAATCGGCTGGGACCCGTCCAACGCCAACTTCCAAACCATGCAGGACGTGGCGAAGTCCCACACCATGGTCGCGGTGAAGATGGTCGTCGGCGGCGGCGGCACGGTGTACGGCTACGGCTACCTCGATCTCTCGGAGGTGCCCTCCATGAGCCAGAACCAGGTGCTCACGGTGCAGTGCGCGATCTCCATCCAAGGCCGCATGGTCGGCTACTCGTAAAACGACCACGAGCACGAACCCGGCCCGGCTCTCTTTCCTTCGCGGGGAAGAGGCTGGGTTGGGGGCGCTGTGCATCAACCTCCCCGCGAAAGGAAATAGGACATGGCAGTCAAGATCAAACTCGGCGCGCGCCCGAAGAACTACAAGCGCGTCGTCAAGTTCCCCCTGCTCGAAGGCGGCGAGGGCGCGGTCGAATGCGTATTCAAGTACCGCACGAAAACAGAGTTCGGCCAGTTCATCGACGCCATCGTGGCAGGCGCGAAGGTCAAGCCAGCGCTCGACGAAGACGGGCGAGTGTCGATGGCTGACCTGATGGAGAAAACGTCCGGCGCAAATGCCGACTACCTCCTTCAAGTGCTCGATGGCTGGAACCTCGACGAAGAACTGAGCGTGCAGACGCTGCAGCAGCTTGCCAACGAATTCCCCGGCGCTGGGGCGGCGATCAGGGAGCACTCCCGCGCGGCTGACACCGCGGCCCGCCCGGGAAACTAGCGCGGGCCGTCGCCGCCATGTACCGGAAGGCTCCGGCTGGCGGCGACCTTAACCCTCTGATGCAGGCCCTTGCGCGGGCCTCAGAGTCAGAGGTGATTGAGATATGGCCCGAAAACTGGCCGTCCGTTTGCATGTTCACTTTGCTCGCTACGCAATGGAGAGTCGGCGTCAGCGGCGCGACTGGCCTTGATTACTCGGCCCTCTATCCATTGCTAGACAAGGCGACCACGTCGCTGGAAGCGTGGCAAGAGCTATTCGATGACATCCGCCACATGGAGCGCGTAGCCCTTGAGGCTATGCGCGATGAGCGATGACGGTTGGGCATCACGTGACAGCGAGTTGTTCGATTCCGCGCTGATTGCACGATCTAGGGACTCTCAATGGGCACTGAAGAGCGCAAGATACAGCTAGGCGTAGCCGTCGATGGAGGCGAAGCCAAACAAGGCTTTGCCGACATTGAGGCCGGCGCGCAGAACATGGCGCAGGTCGTGTCCAAGGCGGGACAGGATGCGTCCAAGGGTGTCGATGGCATTTCCACGGCCACCGAAAAGCTCAACGCCCAGCAATCGCGCCTGCTCGAGCAACTAAAGCGCAATGCGACCATCGCCACCGAGGGGCGAGCTGCCTATGCGGAGCAGAAGGCCGCACTCGCTGGCATCTCCGATGTTGCCGCGCCCTACATCGCGAAGCTGAAACAGGCCGAGCAGGGGCAAGCGGAACTAGGAATGTCTGCGAAGGCGTTGGCCTTCCAACTGCGCCAGGTTCCCCTGCAGTTCACTGACATCGTGACCAGCCTTTCCAGCGGACAGCGCCCCATGCAGGTGCTGATCCAGCAAGGGGGGCAGTTGAAGGACGCTTTCGGGGGTGTCGGGCCCGCTGCTCGCGCGCTCGGCGGCTATGTGCTCGGGCTGCTCAATCCGCTGACGATCGGAGCGGGCGCGATTGCCGCGATCGCTTATGCGGCGAACGAAGGCAGCAAGGAACTGCGCGGGTTCCAGGATCAAGCCACGCTCACCGGCAATGCCATTGGCCTGTCGGCGAGTGGGTTCACGACGCTGCGCGACAACCTTGCGGGTATTGCTGGCACGAAGGGGAAGGCTGCCGAAGCGCTGACCGCAATCGCAGCGAACGGCACGATTGCGGGCGACGCAGTAAAGGGCGTCGCCGAGGCCGCGATCCTGATGGAAAAGGCAACGGGCCAGTCGATCAAGAAGACCGTCGAGCAGTTCGCCGAGCTGGCGAAGTCTCCTGCCGAAGCTGCGGCCAAGCTGAACGAGCAATACCACTTCCTCACCGCGGCGGTCTACAAGCAAATCAAGGCGCTCGAGGATCAAGGAAAATCGCAGGAGGCCGCGAACCTTGCCGAGCAGACCTATGCGGATGCGCTGAAGCAGCGTGCGCAGTCGGTCATCGACAACGCAGGCCTGCTTGAAAAGGCGTGGCGCGGTGTCACCGGGGCCGCAAAAGGCGCCTGGGATGCGATGCTCAACGTAGGCCGCACGCAGAGCATCTCCGAGCAGCTAGCGGCCGTGCAGGCCAAGATCGCAAGGGCGCAAGGGCCCTTCGATGCGGGCCTGGGCGGCAACGCTGAATTGCGCGCGCAACTGCCCATGCTGCAGGCGCAGTCCCGCGAGCTGCAGCGCAAGCTGGAGATCGAGCAGGGCTACGGCGTTGCCGTCGCGGAAAACAACCGCCTGCAGCAACTAGGCATCCAGTTCGAGAAGCAAGGCGACGAGTTCGCCACGAAGGCGCAGAAGCGGGAAAAGGAACTAGCGAAGGCTCGCATTGAACTCCAGCAGCTCGTGAACACGGGGATCATCACCGAGACGCAGCTCCAGCAACGGCTGGCCGATATCCGCGAGAAGTACAAGGACGACAAGAAACCGAAGATTGCGATGAACGCCTTCGACTCGCAGGTGCTGCGCGAGTATGCGAAGGGCCTGGATGACTTCGGCAGCATCGCCCTGCAAGCTAGCGCGAAGGCGGAGCAACTCTCCAAGACGCAAGCCAAGCTGCGCGAGCTGCAGGCCTCTCCTGTGTGGGCGCAGTATTCCCGCCAGCAACAAGAGCAGATCATCCACACGGCCTCGTTGTCGCAGGCGGCAGAGAATGAGGCCGAAGCGATCAAGAAGGTCGCGCAAGCGCGAGAAGCCGAACAGCGCCTGTACTACGGCGAGAGTGCGCGCCTAGATGAAGGATTGCGCCTGGCGCGGGAGCAGACCGATTTCCTCGACCTGGAAATCTCGCTCATGGGCCGTAGCCGCGCCGAGCGCGAGCTGATCCTCGCTCAAAAGCGCGTTCAGATCCAACTTGACAAGGAGCTGGTGCGCATCGACGCGCTGCAACTCGATGAACTGGACAAGGAGCCTTTGCGCGCGAAGGCCCGCGCAAAGGCGCAGATCGACGCGAACCGGGAGGCCACGCGGACCGTCGCAGAGGATTGGGCGCTCGCCGCCGACGAGATCAATGGAGCTCTGACTAACGCGATTGAGGACTGGGTTCTTAACGGCAAGAGCCTTGCGAAGGGTCTTGCCAGTGCGTTCAAGAAGGAGTTCAGCAATCTCGTCCTTCGTCCGGCGATCCAGGCAGGCATCAATGCAACGGGGCTTCCGCAGCTTCTCGGGCAGTCGGCTGGCAACTCGACTGGCGGCGGCGCTCTTGGCATGGTGAGCAACGGCATGTCGCTCTACAACGGTTTGAGCGGTTACAGCAGCGGCGTGAGTTCGATTGCTGGCGCGCTTGGCGCTGGCAGTGCGGCGGGCGCCTCTGCGCTGTCGCTGGGATATGCCAATGCCGTTGGCGCGGTGGGCGGCGATGCACTGGGGGCGCTGATCGCAGGGAATGCAGGCTGGGGGGGCGTCGCTGCTGGCAGCGCGGCGGCTGGCGCATCTGGCGCGGTTGCAGGTGCTGGCGCCGCAGGCGGGCTCGCGGCGGGCGCTTCTTCCGCTCTGGCCGCGATTCCTGTCGCGGGCTGGGTTGCGCTGGCTGCGATTGCGGCGTACTCCATCTTCGGCGGCAAGGGCGGCGGGCCGAAAACTGAGGGCGGTACGGGCATTTTCGGTTCGACGCCTCTGGTTGGCGATTCCGCAGCGGCGCAGCAGATTGCCAGCGGCATTTCCGGGCTCTACACCACAGCGGCTGACGCGATTGGCCTCGCGCAGAAGCAACTCAAGGTCGGCCTGTTCTACTCCAAAGACCCGGAAGGCACGGCGCAGACGCAGCTTGCCATTCAGTCCCCGAACTATGACCGTGGGACAGTCTTGGGGAGCGTGGAGAATGCCGGGCGCACCGATGCGGAGTTCCAGAAGGCGCTGTCGCTCTCGGGTCTTCAGGACGTGTTCACCGAACTGCAGGCCAGCATCGACAAAGAGGGGTTGACCGGCACGCTTGCCGATCTTGTCAATTCGGTCCACCCGCTCACCGACTCGCTCGAGCAAATGCAGACGGTCCTCACCGAAGTGCAGGACGTCGGCACCTTCCAGAAGGCCATCGACGCGCTCGGCCCGGCGTTTGCGAACCTGCGCGACATCTCTGTCGAAGCAGCCGAGGCCCTGATCCAGGCATCGGGCGGGCTGGACAAACTCACGGCCAATCTGCAAACCTACTACTCGAACTTCCTCACGCCCGAGGAGCAGCGTCAGGCCACCGTCCAGTCCATTACGGACACGCTCACTGCTGCCGGCGTGCAGACGACGGCAGATCAAATCTCCACCATTACCCGCGAGCAGTTCCGCGCCTTGGTGGATTCGCTTGACCCCATGACGGAAGCCGGCGCGCAGGCGCGCGCCGCGCTGTACGCTGTTTCGGGCGCGCTTGCCTCGATCACCGACGCCTCGATCCAAGCGGCCGATCCATCGGCCTACTACAAGAACTTCCTTAGCCCCGACGAGCAGAGCCAGATCACTGCCGCGTCAATCACGCAGACGCTTACAGCGGCGGGGGTGCAAGTTACCGCGGACCAGATAGTGAACATGACGCGGGAGCAATTCCGCGCCATCGTGGAATCGCTC